CGCCACCGCCGGCCGCCGGGCCTACGGCTGGTACGCCGCCTCCACCGACGCCAACGTCGAGTTGATGGGCGCGCTGATCTGGCTGCGCAACCGCAGCCGGGATCTGATCCGCAACAACCCGTTTGCGGCGCACGCCGTCGAGGAGTTGGCCGGCAACGTGGTGGGAACTGGCATCGTGCCGAAGGCCAAGACCGGGGCCGCCGCCATCGACCAGATCATCGATAACGAGTGGCCGTACTTTGCCGAGGCCTGCGACGAACCGCAGCGTCTCGATTTCTATGGCATGCAGACGTTGACCGTCCGCACGATGGCCGAGAGCGGCGAGGCGCTGGCGCGATTCCGCCCTCGCCTGGTCGATTCCGGGCTGCGGATTCCGTTGCAACTGCAGATGCTCGAAGCCGACTTTCTGGACCAAGCCCGCACTATGGGCCTGGTCAACGGCCATGTGATGGAGGGTGTGCAGTTCGACGAGGACGGCCACCGGGTGGCCTATTGGCTGTTCAGCTATCACCCGGGTGGCGTCCTGATCCTCAATCCGCGTGGCGGCATCGTCAGCCAGCCCGTGCCCGCCGAGCAGATCCTGCACACCTATCGCGTGCTGCGTCCCGGCCAGGTGCGCGGCGTGCCGTGGCTCGCGCCGGTGATGATGGCCCTCCGCGACCTGGATGATTACTGCGACGCCGAGCGGGTGCGCAAGAAGGTGGAGGCCTGTGTCACGGCATTTGTGACGCAACCGGAAGGGGTGGAAGGCGACCCGGTGGGCATCGCCGGGACCGACCCGACGAGCGGCCTGGCGGTGGAGACGTTCCAGCCCGGCCAGGTGGAGTACTTGAAGCCCGGCCAGGAGATCAAGTTCAACAATCCGCCGGCGGCGGGCGGCTACCGCGAGTACAAGATGACCGAGTTGCAGGGGATCATGGCCGGCATCGGCCTGCCCTACGAACTCGGCACCGGCGACATGTCGCAGGTGAACTATTCCTCCTGGCGCGGCGGCATGCTGGGCTTCCGGAACACGGTGGAGAACTACCGCTGGCTCACCCTGATGCCGCTGTTCTGCATGCCGGTGTGGCGGCGGTTTATCGACGTGCTGATCCTGCAAGGCAAGATCCCGAGGGCGGCAGTGAACGATCCCAAGATCAACCTCCGCACCGTGCAGTGGACGGCGCCGCGGTTCGAGTCCGTGGATCCCGTCAAAGACGCGGAAGCGGTGTTGAAGGACGTCCGCATGGGCCGGAAGACCTGGTTTGAGGCGGTGCTGGAGAACGGCTACGATCCCACCACGCAGCTTCAGCAGATCGCGCTGTTCAACAAGCTGGTGGACAAGTTCGAGATCATCCTGGACGTCGATCCCCGGAACGTGACGCTGCGCGGCCAGGAGCAGCCGGCCAACACCGAGGAGCGCACGCCGTCCAGCAAGCCGGTTGGCGGCACCTCCGGCAGCCAGGGCCTCGCCTTGTCCGAAGAGGATCTGGCGATGGTGGGGGATCTCCTGGTGGCGGGCCTCTCGCGTGTCACCACCAGTTGGCAATCCACGTCCCGGCTGTACCGGGGATAAATCCACACGACAAAGGAGGAGAACCCATGAAGGGAAATCCGGAGGTAATGGCGGGAATTCAAAACGCGATCACCATCGAAGCCACGATGATGCTGCAGTACCTTCTCGACCAGCGGGACCTGAAGCGCCTGGGACTGGATTTGGCTGACGGCTTCAAACAACTGCACGAGCAGTGTGAAGACCACATGAAGCAGCTCACCAGCCGCCTGCTGTTCCTCGAGGGAGCGCCGACGCTCGACCCGAAGCCGGCGACCACACACGACAGCCTGGGCGACACGCTGAACGGCGCGTTCGAGGCCGAGCAGGCCGCGGTTGCCCGCTTCAGCGAGCTCTGTAAGCAGTGCTATGAGGCCGGCGACATGTCGAACTTCCACTTCGTCCAGCACCTGGCAAAGTGGCATCGCGAGGGCGACGACAAGTTCAAGGGCCACATCGGCTGGCTCCAAAAGCAGCTCTACCAGTTCAAGAAGCTGGGGGAAAGTGACTACATCGCAGTCAACGCGGTGAAGGGGTAGAAACTCAAATGCCGCTTCTCAAGACGGAATACTTGCAGCGGGATGCCGGCGCCGCCGCGCCCGCCACTCCTAACGCCGAGGTGTTCTCTGCCGACGCGCAAGTGCTGCCGGCGACCGCCAACACCAAGGATGGCACTATCGACGTGGTCTGGTACAGCGGGGCGTTCGTGCCCCGCATCGACCGCTCCACCGGCGAGCCGTACATGCTGAAGCTCTCGATGGAGGGCTGCCGCTTCGACCGTCTGAACAACGGGGCTCCGGTCTTCGACACCCACTTCAGCGGCGACGATTTCAAGTCCCTGGTGGCCGGCAAGGTGGGCACGCGCGCCCAGGTGGGCGTGGTGCGGCGGGCCTGGCCGAACGGCGACAAGGGCATGGCCACCCTGCAGTTCGATCTGGGTGATCCGGACGCCGCCGAGATGTTCCGCAAGGCCAGCACCGGCATCCTGCAGAACCTCAGCTTCGGCACCTTTATTTATAAGCGTGAAAAGACCGACATACAGACCGAGGGCCTGCCGGAAGGCAAGCCGCCGTACCTGAACGATCAGGAGATCGGCATGTTCAAGGCCACCGACTGGGAGCCGTTCGAAATCTCCCCGTGCACCGTGCCGGCCGATTTCAACACGTGCTTTTTGAGCGCGCAACCCAACGGGGAAATCGCAGTTTTCCGCACGCCGGACACCGGCGTGGTGGATGCACTTCGGGCAATCAGCCCGCGAAAGGAGAACCCTGCCATGCCGGAAGCAACGCAGGAAACGGAAACGGGCGCGGATGCCCGTGCAGTCAACGAACAGGCTTTGGCCGCTGCGCGGGAACAGGCGGTCCAGGCCGAACGGGAACGCGTCAGCGAGATCCAGTCGCTGGGCGCGATCAGCAGCAAGTACGGTATCGAGGGAACCGTCATCAGCGAATTCATCGCCAAGGGCGTGTCCGTCGATCAGGCCCGGAAGGACTTGTTTGCCCATCTCGCCACGAAGGGCAATCAGACGACCGGGGGCGACGAGTTCAAACTCCGGAACACGGGCGGTAGTTTGGGCGGCGGCGACGCCATGGAGAAGCGGCTGGGCTGCATGCAGATGTCGCTGTTGCTGCGGGCCGACAGCCGGTTCTTCTTGAACCGCCATCCGTTGAGCGGGCAGTTTTTGGCCGGATGCGGCGAGAAGCAGCAGTCCGAGGCCGAGGAGATGGCGCGGGAATACCGCAACTTCAAGCTCATCGACATGGCCAAGGAGTATCTGCAACTCCGCGGCGTCAACCCGCGTGGTTGGGATAATACGCGGATCGCGGAACTGGCTCTCCGCGCGCCGTCGCGCGGCGTGGAGTTCTTCGATGGGGCCGAGTCCACCTCGGACTTCCCCGCGATCCTGGCCAACGTCGCCAACAAGACCCTGCGCCAGGGCTACGAAGCGTATCCGCGCACGTTCCAGCCGTTCTGCCGGCAGATGACGGCGGCCGACTTCAAGCCCATCAACCGGGTGATGCTGGCCGACGCGCCCGCCTTGCAGCAGTTGAATGAAAAGGGCGAGTACCACCGGGCGCAGCTCACCGACAACAACATCAGCTACCAGCTCGCCACCTACGGCGAGATTGTGGCGTTGACCCGCAAGGTCATCATCAACGACGATCTCCAGGCGTTCACCCGGGTTCCTGCCCTGCTGGGGGTGGCGGCGGCGCGGCTGGAGTCCGACGCGGTGTGGGGCATCATCATCTCGAACCCGTCGGCCATCTATGCCGGCGACAAGGTCGCCACGGCGCTGTTTGCAGCGGGCCACAACAACCTGCTGACCGGCGCCGGCAGCAGCATCGACCCGACCGTGCAGAACGCGGTGGCTTTAGTGGCGCTGGGCCTCGGCCGCAAGGCGCTGCGCACCCAGAAGGGACCCCAGGGCACTCCGTTGAACCTGGTTCCGCGGTTCATCGCCGTGCCGACGGCGCTCGAAAGCTACATGCTCCAGGTGGTCTACCCGATCAACATCGCCTCTGCCGATGCGACCAAAGTCGTGCCGGAGTGGGTGCGCAGCCTGGTCCCCATCGTCGAACCGCGTCTGGACGCGAATAGCGCCACCGCCTGGTATCTGATTGCGGATCCGGCCCAGATCGACACGGTGGAGTACTGCTACCTGGAAGGGCAGCAGGGCGTGTACATCGAAACCAAGCAGGGTTTCGAAATCGACGGCGTGGAGATCAAGGCGCGCATGGACTTCGGCGCGGCCGCGATCGACTACCGCGGCATGCAGAAAAACGCCGGACAGTAGGGCGCTGGCGCAGGACAAGCAGAGCGGGGCGGCCCGCGCCGCCCCAATCCATAACCCAAAGGAGAGCTTTCAATGCAGAATTACGTTCAGAAGGGTAATACGCTCACCGTGACCGCGCCCTATGCGCTCGTGAGCGGCGGCGGTTGCCAGGTGGGCAACTTCTTCGGCGTGTCGGTCAACAATCAGAGCCCCGTCGATTCCAGCGAACTGGTGGTCGAGGGAGTCTTCGATCTGGCGAAGGACGGCAGCACGTTCGTCTCGGGCGCTAAGGTGTACTGGGACAATACCCAGCAGTTGGCCACCGCCAACACGCTCACGGCGGCTGGCGGCTCGACCAAGGAGATCGGGTTCGCGGTGCTGAACCAGGCCAACGGCGTGGCCGCGCCCGGCGGGGCGACCGGCGATCCGACGGTGCGGGTCCGTCTGGTCCCGGCCGGCTTTACTCCGGTGGGATCAGCGGATCTCGATCCGTCGGTGTTGCAGAAGGCGGTCGTGGCCCTGACGGCGGCGCAGATTCTGGGCATGAACGCCGCGCCGGTGAATATCCTGCCGGCGCCGGCGGCCGGCCAGGCGCTGGTCATCGACCAGATCGTGGTGGAGGTGAAGCCCGGCACTACCCAGTTCACGGGGGGTGGCGCGGTCACGCTTCCGTATCAGGGCGGGTCGGTCACGCCGCATTCCTCGAACATCCCGGCCGCAACGGTCAACGCGGCCAGCCAGAGCCTCAACGTCTTGCCGTGCGCCACCGCCGTGCTGCAGCCGCCGGTCGCGACGGGGCTGAATATCACCAACGGCACGGCCCCGTTCGCTACCGGCAACGGCATCCTGGTGGTGACCGTGTTCTATTCCATCGTCACGCTCCAGTAGCGCCTCCGCTTCTTTCTCCTTGTTTCTGCCTCGGGGCGGCTGCCGCCGCCCCATTTTTTTCGGCTGAGCGATGTCGGACTGGTTGACTATCAGTGCGGATGTGAACCGCATCCTGCAGAACGCCTTTGGCGAGCCGGTGGTGTACCAGCCGATGCGGGTTGGCCAGGCGGTGGGCGGCCCGGTAACGATCATCGCCGTGCGCCACATTCGCGAGAGGGCAGAAGCGGGCGCGGTGGCGAGCGTGGAGGAGATCGACGTGAATCCCAGCGACCTCCCGAATCCACCGCAGCGTAGCGACACGGTTGCCGCCTGGGGAGCGCAATTCGTGGTGAGCACGGTGCGCCAGCCCGATCCGTACGGGATGGTCCGCGTCACCTTGACGCTCCAACCCCAGCAATGATCAACCCCAAAACAATCCTGGCCGAGTGGGTGACCGCGCTCCAGGCTTTGCCGAATCTGGTCGCGGCGCTGGGCGGCAATCCCTCCCAGATACAGTTCTACTCAGAAAACATCACCGTCTTCGGCCAGGCGACGCAGGCGAACGTACAGCTGGCGATTCTCTCCATGCCGCCGGGTTCGATCATGATCGCCTGGAACGGCAGCGGAGGGGGAACGCTCGGTAACGCCCAGGTATTCAGGCATGAGTTCGCGCTTTACCTTCGGGTACCGGAGGTGCCCAACGTCGGCTATGAGGATCTCTGGACGTGGCTCATCAACGACATTCCGCAGGGAAGTACCCTTCGCATGTTGCATACCCAGATCGACCCCAATTGCGAGCCGATGGATTTTAAGTTGCCGGATGCCCGGCGACAGACTATCGTGATCAGCGCGGACGGGACCACGTTCGAATATTTCGCGGTGAATCCTGTCTATCTGATCGAATCTTATAACCCCTAGCCCGGTTGCTACCGGATCGAGGACAAAGATGACCGTTCCCGTGATCTATTTGGAGTCCCCCCAGGGTGACGAAATCAAGGAGGTGCAGGCGACCGCGGCTGCTCTCACGCCGTACCTGGCGGCGGGGTGGCACCAAGTGCCGGCACCGACACCGCCGAAGTCTGCTGCGTCCCCCAAGGAGGGCCGCTAAAGTGTCTAATATCAATGAGTTGATGGACGGCTGGAGCTATGGTAAGCAGACCAGTATTGTCACGCCACAAACCGCGACCGCGATCTGGCGGCTCACCAATCTGAACACGAAGCCCTGGGCGAAGGTGCCGGTGAACGAGGACGACCGGGCTGAAATCGGCAAGGGACATGAATTCCCGACGCAGCTCTTCAAGTCGCACTACAACATGCCCACGTACGAGATCTCGAAGTACTGCTCGTCCGAGTTCCTGGCGTGGGTGATGGCCTTCTCGCTGGGCAACGTCACGATGTCCGGGGGCGCCAGCGGCGCGCCCTACCAG